GACAATAAAAAGTCATTCTACATTGCAAAATTGGCCGCAACCGACGAAGAAATTAAAATCCCTTACCTCACCAAAGGTTCATACCGGGAGGTGAGCGCCGAAGAGGCGCCGCAATTTCGAATCACCCAAGAACCCGAACGTGTTGATGCGGATCTGGCACAACATAACAACGTGGAAGAGGGCGACCAACTAGCGCCGCCTCCCTGGGGTTATCCAGAAGAAGCCGCAGAGGAAAGCGCAGGACACGAGTTGGCTCAAGAACAGCTGGCAGGAAGTGTGGCTGAGGAGAGAACGGGAGAAGTTACGAGAGCAGAATTTGAAGCGCTCAAACAACGCGTAGCCCAGTTGGAACAGCCTCAAACTGATGTAGCGTGATCTACCACCGCAAAGCAGAAACCGTGAGAGCGATCCAAATCAAGGATTACTCTCCGGCTACTGTTTCCGCAGTAAAGGCGTTTACTGGCAGTGAGATTGTGGAGCATCGACGACATATCATGGCCGGACAAGATGCAATCCAGGTGAAGATACGAGGTGTATACGGACACATTAATCTGTATCGTGGTGACTGGCTTGTGCGATCGGAGTTAACAGGCTGGTGTAAATATAGGGATTATGAGTTTAAACAACGATTTGAGGAGGGAGAACATGGACAACAATCAGGTAATAAAGTTGCTGACGGACTATAGGTCATACAAGTTTGCATTAAACAATCTTGGCGGAATGATGGTTGATAGTGATATGCAGTGGATGTTCAAGCTAGGCGTATATGACGAACGCATCAAATCACGTATCAGCAACCAAGACAGAACCAGTGACCAGAGTAGATACTCGCGTATCGTCACATTGCTGGAATCGGCTGTAGATTTTGTATTGAGCGACGAGCAACGTACCATAATCCAACTGAAGTACATGGAGCGTAACAAACTGAACCTGAGTGAGATTGCTGACAGGCTGCATAAAGACCGCAAGACGGTATCGACACAGCACAAGAAAGCAATCAACAGCCTGAGCAAAGCCATGATGCCGCTTAGACAGGATTACATGGAGATTACCAACTTTGATCACATGTTCGAACCAGGGTGGGTGTACAAGGAACCAGCGTGATTCCCCATTTTTTACCCACGAATTACGCATTATTTCCCACAAATTCCCCATCGAAAGTGCTAAACTAATATCATAAGGAACATCTGATAAGCGCCGATAGCTGTATGCGCAGTCGTCGTTTACAACGTTCCTTCCTGCATTCAAAACTGTGATGTGGTGGCGGAAGATAGACGCTAAGTGCTGTAAGACTGTTACTACGGCAGGCATACCCTGCAAATGTCAGAGGGAATACAGTCGTGCAGGGGTGTGAGTCCCTTGCCCACATCAAACGAGAGAGTGACGGTTAAGCGCCGTTGCTCTTTTTGTTTTTGCCGAAGGCCATCGAGTCCGACCGAATCACCCAGCGACAGCGGGGGCCGTATAGGGTTGGGTCATTAAGAGGAGGGATAACACATAGTGAAGAGTCGGTATCACAAGTTGTTGTTTGTACTGGGTGTCTCAAGCACGGTTGGAGCAATAGTGTGTGGACTCAATGAGATGTATCTACCAAGCGGCGTGCTTGTAATAGCAGGAAATGCACTGTCGCTATCAGCAGTTATCCTGAAGTGGAAATATATATTAGCTCAGATGACTGAGAGAAAAGTAACTATCGAGGAGTAGAGAGGAGGAATAGAGTTGAAACTACACAAAGACGGAACAGTAGAAGGTACACCCGAAGAGATCGCGGAGTATAACCGGTTGTCGGCTATAATTCCGGATAAGCGCTATTTGATTGATTGGCTAGCAGAACTGAACAAACAGGCATGCACAGCTACAGGCAGTGAACAACACAAGAAGATCATTAGCGAAGCAGACAAAGTGCGTTGGTTGATACAATTGCAACAAGAGCACTGGAAGAATCGTAAGCCAGAGGATCGACCCAAGGTAATGTATGGTGAAAAGTATGGTGAAAATCTCGCAAAGTCATTAGAGGAAATGGAAAAGAGAACAGGATCGCCGAAGAGTGAGATACTACTTTATGCAATAAAGGGAACGAATTTGGAGTAGAGAGGAAGGTGATACCCATGGCATTGACGCCAAAACAACAAAAGTTTTGTGATGAGTTCATGATCGACGGCAATGCCACGCAAGCGGCGATTCGTGCTGGTTACAGCGAGAAAACGGCGTATAGCATTGGGCAGGAAAACCTGAAGAAACCTGAAATAGCAAAAGAGATCGATAAGAGGCAAAAAAAACATGCTGAGAAGACCGGAATGACCGTTGAATGGGTCTTGCAACAGTACAAGGATATAATCCTTAGCACGAAGGACGAAGACCCTGCTGTGGCTCGTAGTGCGTTAGACAGCGTGGGCAAACATTTAGGCATGTTCAAGGACAAGACGGAGATTGACCTGAAGGTAAGCAAGAAGCTGGAGGAATTCTTCTCATGAAGACATGCCAGGACATTATAACCAGACGTAAGGAACTTTGGGCAGAGAGTCGAGACATTGAGCGTGACAACCAGTTCGTATCTGCTGCCATAGACTACATCGTTGATCCCAACAACGCTGCGGTGAGAAAGGAGATCCAACGATACCCTGAGTACCTCATCGAGATTTCCTTTGTCATCGTAGACAAGGACAAACGCACCGTGCCGTTCTTTCTCAACGAGGTACAGCAGAGTTTCCTGCACGACATCAACAAGGCGAAGGACGATTACTATGCTGGTCTACGGTCACACCTTAAGTTTCTGGTGCTCAAAGGACGTCAGCAGGGATTCACATCGTTCATCACCGCATATCAACTTGCCAATGCGATCATCGGGAAGAACTTCTCGGGGTTCACACTGGCTGACAGCGGCGACAACACCAACACGATATTCGAGGACAAGGCGAAGTACATCTATAACCAGCTACCTGAGCCATTGCAACCGTCCATCAAGTACAACAATAGACGGGAGTTCCACTTCGATAAACTGAATAGCCGCTGGCGTGTTAACACCGCTGGTAACAAAGAGGTTGGTCGTTCTAAGACGATCAACTTTTTTCATGGTTCAGAGGCAGCGTTTTGGGACAGCATCGACAGTATCATGACGGGTCTGGGTGAAGCACTCACTAAGGACAGTATTCAGATACTGGAGACCACAGCAAACGGACTGAATGAGTTCAAAGACCTGTGGGATGGATCAGAGAAGGGCACAAACAACTGGGACCCGAAGTTTTATCAGTGGTGGTTGACGCCTGAATATGTACTCAAATTCGAGGACAGGGAGCGAGAGCAACGGTTCAAGCGTGATGTGGCGGCTGGCGAGACAGAGTTCATGCAGAAGTTAAAACGATTGCTGGAGATCGAGGGACTACAGTGGGAGCAACTCTACTGGTACTACGGTAAGTACAAAGACTTACGCGAGAAGTTGGATCAGGAGTACCCATGTACAGCGGAGGAAGCTTTCCTTGCATCCGGCCGACCTCGTTTTGACGTCAACGTGCTGATGGAGTACCTCAATTATTGCGTGCCTGGCGTGATGGGACGCATAGAGCGGTACGGCAATAAAGTAGTGTTCGTGAAGGACGAGAGTGGAAACCTTGAAGTCTGGAAGAGACCTGAGTCGAACAAACAGTACTTTATCGGTGTGGACGTGGCGAAGGGTAAGGCTGATGGTGACTATAGTTGCGCAACCGTGTGGGATGCGGACAAGAGTCTTGTGGCGATGTGGCACGGGCATGTTGATCCTGATGCGCTCGGGTCGCCAGTGCTGAGTAACCTGGGAGACTACTACAACGAAGCCTTAATCGCAATTGAAGAGAACAACCATGGCCTGAGCACGATCAATGCGATTAAGCACACGTACACGAACCTGTACAAACGAACCACTCATGACAAGATTACTGATCAAGAGAAACAGGAGATAGGCTGGTGGACATCCAATCGGACGAAGCCACTCATGATAGATAACCTCGCTAAGCTGATCCGCGAGAAGCAGATCGGTTGCAAGTCCGAACGCATGATTAAAGAGTGTATCAAATACGTAGTCGGTGAAGACGGAGACACCAATGCCGCAAGTGGCAACGATGATACCGTCACGTCATCGGCTATTATTTTGCTTGTTATGGACCCGTACATTACGGAACTAGCGGACGTGTTTGGACACAGGGCAGTGAAGCCAGACAGTGACAACTCATTTGTGATCAAGTCGGATGGTAGTGTGCAGCACATAAGTGAAATCGAGGACGAAG